TACTGGGCGTCGTACCGTGAGGCCACCGCTGAGGTGCTGTCACTCGGCAAGATGAGCACGGCTTACAACACCGTGTCAGAGGGTGCGGATCAGCCCAACATGATCCTCACCACCCAGGCCCTGTACGAGAAGTACGAGGCCCTTCTCCAGCCGCAGCTCCGCTTCGCTGATGCGGGCACTGCTGACGCTGGCTTCCAGAACCTGCTGTTCAAGGGCGCACCCGTGCTCTACGACAGCTACGTGGATGCGGGCTACATGTACTTCCTCAACACCAAGTACCTGCGCCTCGTGGGCCACTCGGACAACTGGTTCCGCCCGACTCCGTTCGTGCGGCCCAACGACCGTGACGCCCGTTACGCACAGATCCTGCTCTACGGCAACCTCACGGTCAGCAACCGCAACCGTCAGGGTGTCCTCACGGGCAAGACCGCCTGATAGCAGGCCACTTCGCCTAAACCCCCCGCCCTGGCCACGAGTCGGGGCGGGGGGCAAGGCACAACTTTCAGGAGTAACTAATGCCAGTTTCTGTGACCGTTACCCAGCTCGCCCAGGGTGTCGCTGACAACAAGCGTTTCGTCGATGTCAACGTGGCGTGCACGTCAACCCTCGATGCCACCCAGGCATCAAGTGGGGTGACCATCCCGATGACCTCGCTGCCCATCGACGAGGTGACCGACGTGCATCAGTTGCAGCCCGCAACCGCTACGGGCGGGGGCGTGTCGGTCATTCTCGCTGGCACCAAGGATGCTCCCACGTTGAAGTTCGTGGCCGCACCCGCCGCTTCGGGCACGGGCGCCGCCTTGGCAAACACCAACACCCCGCCCGCCAATCTGCGGCTCCGCCTGTTCGGTGCCTGAGACAGCCGCTGGCAGCCGTCACGCTTATTTCGGGGGCGCTAACGCTGTCCCCGTCACACAGGGCCGCCCCGCTGGAGGGCGCCTCGCCCCCCCAGGAGCTATCCCCGTGGTTGGCTACATCGAACCTCCCCAGGTCTGTAGCAGCACACGCAAGGACGGGCAGCCCTGCGGGGGCGTGCCCGTTCGGGACACGGATTCCTGCGCCGCCCACAGCCGCACGGTGAGGTGACCCGATGGCGTACACGCTCCAAGAGTTCCGTGACTTGGTGCGAGCCCAGCTCGATACCGACGCAGACGAGCTCACCGACACGCTGCTGAACGCCTGGTTGCGGGAAGGCTGGCGCTTCTGCATCAACCGCAACCGTCGCTGGCCGTTCTACGCCTCCACGTGGTCAGTGCCCGTCGTGGCGGGCACCAGCGCCTACACCGTTGCGGATCTCGGGACGACTGGCAACGAGATCAGCGAGTTGGAAGCCGTCCTCGATGACGAAGGCGTGCCGTTGCGCTGGCTGGGCCACCAGCAAGCCAACGGGCATTTCATCAACTCGACTGGCAAACCGACGCACTGGAATGCCACGGCTGGCGTGCTGCGGCTGTACCCCAACCCCGACAACTCGTTCACGTTCACGGCCCTGGGGTATCGGGAACCCGTTGAGTGGGTGGGAACGAACACGGCGGCAACGTCGGACCTCCCCGCCGAGTTCGACGATGCCATCCTGAACTGGTCCATTGGACGTGCGTTTCAACGCCAAGAGGACGGCGACCTGGGCGTCATGCACCTCGACCAAGCCGAGGTCATTCTGCGCCAGTTGCAGAAGAAGTACATGAAACACGCGTCGTCGTTCCCGCTGGTGCTCAATGACGGGGTTCGGGTCAACACCGACCGAGCAGTTGTCTGGAATGTCTGATGGCGCTCCCGATCCGACGTGCTCGTGGCGGTCGCAGCGGCCAAGTCCGCGCCTTTGAGGTCACCAACTTCTCAGGTGGGTTGAACCTGGAGGCGGGTCAGTTCAACCTTGGCGGCAACGAGTGCGCCGAGATCGTGGACATGGACATCGTTGGTCGAGGCGGTGTTCGCCGCCGCAAAGCGATTCGTGCGCTGAACAACAACTTCAACGGCCCGTTCGAGGCGTGCCCACGTTCGGTGTGGACCTACGAGTCGCCTAATGGCGACCGCTACGTGTTCGTCATTGCGCCCAAGCAGGTCAGTGGCGTCAACAAACTGATGTGGTACTCGAAGAACGACGCCTCGATGGTGTCGTTCACCAGCGATTTCGGGCTGGCGAACAACACGGCGGTTGCCAGCCTGACGGCTCCCGCCCGCACCGCCGTGCTCAACGACAAGGTGTGGGGCGTGTGGGGCTACACGGGGTCGGTTGCGACCCGACCGAAACCTTTCTCCATCGACTCGACGGGCACCCTCACGGTGGCGACCAACGAGGCGGGTTGCCTAGCGGACACCCCGAACAACTACGGGTGGACGGAAAGCTACGACTTCGAGGCGGGTTCGGTTGCTGCGTCCGTCAACGCACGAACTATCGCCGCCCACTACGGGTACCTGTGGGCCGCCCACACTATTGAGAAGGATCTCGGGGGCACGGTGACCCGTTTCCCGTCACGGGTGCGGTGGTCGCACCCTGGGATTCCTGATCGTTGGCGCCAAGACGACTACATCGACATCGAGATTGGCAAGGACGCTGACGAGATCACCGCCTTGGTGCCGTATCGGGACCATCTGCTTGTGTTCAAGTCACGTTCGGTTCACGCCATCTACGGCGACAACGCCGAGAACTTCGTTGTGGTGAACCTGAGCAATCAGTTTGGCGCCGTCTCCCAAGAGGCTGTAGCCGCAACTCCCTTTGGGGTGTTCTTCTTCGACCAGAACTCGGGGGTCTGGTCGTGGGACGGCAGCTCCTTCTCGTGGCGTTTCGAGAAGCTGTACCCCCTGGTGCGTGACGCCACGATCCCCGCTGACGCCCGTGGTGACGTGATGATGGGCCTGGTCGAGAACCGCATCTGGGTGGGCGTGCCGTGGAGCGGAGAGTCCACGGCACGGGCACGAACCCTCATCTTGGACCCGACAATCTCGACCACGGGGGCGTGGACCATGTACTCCGTGGGCACGGGGCCGTTCGCTTCCGTGCGGCGCCAGGACGACTCCCTGCTGGCGGTCGCTGGGTGCAGCGGCACCAGGTTCTTGCAGAAGCTGGAGCAAGACGGCGACTACGACGAGTTCACGCTGACGGGCACGCCAAGCGCAGACCAAACCGCCATCGTTGGTTCGTTCCGCACGTCGTGGATGAACCCCGTCACTGGTGCCGACAAGTTGTGGAAACGCCCTGACATTGTGCTGTCGTCGGCAGGCGAGTTGGCGGTCACCGTTGAAGCCCACTTCAACTGGAAGTACGACGAAGGCTCGGCCCGCAAATCCTTCTACGTGTCACGTGGTGAGCCAGGTGGCGAGCTCTATTGGGGCACCGATGCTTTGGTGGGCACCGAGAACGACTGGGACGAAGCGAGCTGGGGTACCGACGGTCAGATCGTGAACGTGTCTCGTGGCTCCAACATTGGTCGCTCCACGGCACTGTCGTTGCGTTTCACGACCCCCGCAGGGCAGGTGCTCCCTCGATGGTCGCTTGACGGCGTTGTCGTCAAGTACCGCACGAAGCGGGTGCGTGGCTGATGGAGCAGGTCACTCACACGTTCACTCGCCTGGATCAGATGGCGCCTAGCAAGCTGAACGAAAACTTCCGTGAGGTAATGCGCGCAGCCGCCGAAGGCGGAGTGCTCGCCAACCTCGATGGCGGATTCCCCTTCTCGGAGTACGGGTCGTTCACCGACATTGACGGAGGTGGCGCCTGATGGCTGTTCGTATTCAGTTGCGTCGAGGGACGGCGGCGGAATGGACCTCCGCCGACCCGATTCTCGCCCAGGGCGAAGTTGGGCTGGAAACAGACACGGGTGAACTGAAGTTCGGGAACGGCGTCGATGTGTGGTCCGACTTGGGGTATGCGGGCCTCCAGGGCAACACGGGGCCAACGGGCCCCCAGGGGGCCACTGGCCCACAGGGCAGTGCTGGTCCAACAGGGGCCGCCTCGACGGTTGCGGGCCCGCAAGGTGCAATCGGTCCCCAAGGTGCGACTGGTCCGCAGGGCGCCACGGGACCGCAAGGATCGACGGGGGCAGCATCAACGGTTGCGGGTCCCCAAGGCGCCGTGGGCCCACAAGGCCCCACGGGCCCCACGGGCCCCACGGGTGCAACAGGCGCTGCATCAACGGTTGCGGGACCCCAGGGACCTACGGGACCGCAGGGAGCCACTGGTGCTGGGGCGGCTGGCCCCACGGGTCCGACGGGACCAACGGGGGACTTCTACAACTCGTTCCTGGGGGATTGGGATTCCAGCACCACGTATGTCGTAGGCGACATCGTGACCTACTCAGCCGTGCTCGACCTCGGCGGACCCACAGTTCTTGGGTTCGCT